TTTAAATGTTTGGAATTTTATAGGGGATGCGAGATTAATGATTACTCACAATTTCCGTCTTGGATTTTTTCATACTCTAAACTTTATATCTATCAGTTACGATAGTTCATCTCAAGGTGGTTATCCCTCATTGATGTGAATACAATTTCTATATAAATGCTTTATCTCTCCAAATTTAGATTGTTCAGCCATTCAGTAGGATTTCAGTTTTACCCTTACCTACAATAGAGTCACAAGAATCATCTTGTCTGTTTTACGGAAATACATTAGACAATATCTGTCGATATAGATAGCTAAAATATTTTCCAACTATCAAGTCACCACGACTTTGTCTTAGATTGCGATATGGGCTTCTAATGTCTACCCATTGTTCTGCCAATCCCATAGAAAGGTAATTAGTCTTTCTACTTTTCCAAATTCCAAATTGTCAAAGAACTAAATTACTTAAAACCAAATAAGTAATTCGTTATATACATATATATAATCGAAAAAACTCAAAACGCAGTTTTTTTTTATTTTTTTTTTAATTTTTCTGTGACCAAGACGTAACATCTATGATTTGATGTATCTTGGTAGGTATTTTTGTCAAGCCAGATTCATTCGTTAATAACAATGTGTTTTCAAATTCCATCCAATCCACCATAAATGATTTATCTAAAACTCCATTGTTCTTTTCCCTGATAACTTCATTCAATGCATTGATTGTATACAATGTATTGGATTGTTTCTTTCTGTGTAGTGAGATTGTATCGATGATATTTTCTTCATAGTTATCAATGAATTCTACATTATAAGTACAAATCAATTGACTTGAATCATCTTTGTTTTCAAATATATAAATTTTATCATATAGGATATCATTACACGAAACTATAATGTCTACGATTTCGTTTAACTTTGCTTTACGAGTAAAGGTACATAGTAATTGAGTTCTCATTACGCTGTCATTTCCTCTTCACCAGTTTTAATATTTTCTACAGTTCCATCATCTGTCAAGTTTGTATCTGGTCTTTCTCCATCACCTGTAAATGATAATTGACAACCACCACCAGACCTTCCTTTTGTCTTCTTTCTTCTAAAGGTTATAGACCAGTCATCTGGATTTGTAGTTCCTTTTTCAGTTTTGAATACTGGCTCTCCGTCTTTATCAAAATATTGTTTGTTGTGTTCAGTTGATTTAAGTGTTTCGTTTGTTCTGATGTTATTGGATATTTCAATAGCTGATAACATTTCTGCTGGATTTATTTGTTTACCTCTTCTTAAATTCTTTGCATTGTTCGGGCCAATTAATGTGGATATTTGCTCATCTGAAACTGCTTCAGCCATTAACTTACCATACTTATCATCAATACCTTTCATTCTTTTTGATAATAAACCATAGTAATCTGGTTTGGACATATCACCCATAGCATCTAATTCTTCTTTAATTTTCTTTATTTCTTCAGCGTAATCAGCAGATATACCTGCTATTTTCTTTCTATCATCTGAACTAAAGGTATCTCCTAAATCTATTTCATCTAAAGTATCCTCTATAAATTTTTCTGTTTTTGCTGCAGTTTCATTTCTGTCTTTACCCATAACTAAATCATCATTAACCAACATAGTATGACCTGGCTCTCCGACATATTGACCTTGATTATTTCTTTTACTTTCGTCTTGGTGAATTTCACAAATTGTTTTTGAGTTTGCTGGACAACCGTGTATTCTACCTGCTTTATCATACTTACAACTAATCAATGCTACACTTTCTAATGTATTACCACCAGCTTTTATCTTATCTCCAACTGGAAATGTTCCTGATGATGGTAAGTAAACTTCTTCACCTCTTGCTATTTCACTTTGATACAATGCCATTTCAGCTTGTTGTTTCATAATAGCACCTACCATATCAGAGTCAGCGTTGTTTAAATCAACCATTAATTTGTTGTATGCTTTTAGTATTGCGTCTGATGCTTCTTGACTTGGAACTTCCATTTCATCATATATTCTATCTAATTCTTTTTTGTGGTCTTTTAGTGTGGTGGCTACTTTTGGGTCAATATTGTTGTTTGCTGCTTCCTCTTCACACGCTTTTATTGTAGCGTCTAATGAAGGGTTATCAAATGATTGTCTTAAATATTCTTTTGAGTATTTACTACTTGGTAATTTAGGTTTTCCATCTTCCATAACTGCAAAAATACCTGTATTGTTTTCTCGTATTTTATCTAATGGTGGTCTTTTGTGTAAATCTTGTAAGTATTTATTTTTAAATGGATGTTTAACTATATTTTCTTTACCTAAATCTGGTTTAGCTGCTGATGATATTTTATCTTTAACACCCTTTACATTTACAACACCAAGTGGTTCTCCACGAATTTCTTCTACTCTTTTAATCAAATCTTCTGATTTTGCTGTTCCTGCATTTCCAGATATTACTTTTCTTTCTCCACCAAATATATTGAAATAAGCTTTTCTATTATTTGTTTTTGTTTTTGCATTTGTAGAGAGTTTCACATTTTCTATCAACCAATTAACTGCCTCTTTCTTTTGTTCTGGTGTGGCATTGTCGTCATAAATAATATCTATTTTTTTATTGGCCTCTCTACCTAATTCTTTTTGTTCTTCAGTTAAGAATATATTTTTTTCAAGTCTATCCTCAAAATCTTTTACCTCTTTACTCTTATCTTTATCATCTTTCTTTGTTTTGTCTTTGTCTGTATCAACTTGTGATGCTGGACCTGATGCTGGTATACAACCTGTCTTCTTACTTGTTTCTCCGTGTTTACACATAGCTTCACAAATAGGACAAGGTCTTTCTTTACCTTGTTCGTCTAATCGTTTAAGTAATTTTACACGCGCATCAATATTCCAATTATGTTCTTTTAATATATCCCATAATTTGATTAAGTGTTGTTCGTTAGTTAGGTCTGGAATGCCAGAAGAAACTCTATAACTTAACTCGTTGAGTATTTTTTTGAAATTAGTCTTCATATGTAATTGTTATTCCGTCAGCTTCAATTCTACCTGTTGTATAAAGTATCTCTAATTCTTTCTTAGATAAATTAACCAATGTAGGTTTTGAAAAATCTGTGTGTGGTGTCATTGGATTAGTAATTTTGCCTTCTTTTTCTATTTGCTTTGGTGTTTTGAATGGTGGGTTGTCTCTATCGGTTTGAACTTTACCCATTTCAATAACTAAGTCTGCTAATTTCATTTGAATTTCTCCGTTATGTCTTGCATATCGTGATAGTTAACTCCTTTACCAATTTTAACTGGATACTTACCACCACATTCTATTGTTTGTTTTACCATATTTAAAAAATCTAATCCGTCTTTTGTATCAAAGTCAAATAAGAATGCGTCATAATTATACAATACTAATTTACTATTGTATTGTTCTAACTTAGGTTGCAATCTATTTAAAATCTCAATATTGTTTTCTGTTTCCATCAATTGTATCATATAATTGAACAATTTATTAGGATTCATATCTTGTAGATTTTTTCTATATATTCTTCTACTATAAATATAAGATTCTACAAAATTGTTAGTTTGAAAGTCTTGCCAGAGTAATTTAATGTAATCATTTACTTTTGAGAAGAATGGATTATCCGATACCTCATCTGTAATCCCACCATACAAATACTTGAATGATAGTGCCTTTGCTTCTTCATAAGGTAATCCATATAGTTTTCCCATATGTTCGTGTACTGAACCTTTTGGGAATTGATATCCAATGATTTCACCGATTAATCTTAAGTGATAGGCATCAAAGTCCATTTCGACTAATACTCCGTTGTTAAACCGACTAATGAATTCTTTTCTACTTCCGTCTGATTTGTTTAGTGCTGCGAAGTTCATACCACCGAAACGATTACTTGGTCTACCTGTACTCGTGTATGGATTGTACTCTGAATATACCATCTTTTCATAGGTTCTCAATCCGTGTCTTTCAATATCTTGTAAAGTAAGTAATGTGGTTTGGTCGTGTTCTTCGTAGGATTGATATAGATTCTTTGCTATGGGTTCAAGATACTCAATGTGTTTAACCAATGGAACTAAATCATTTACATCATCTTTATTGTAATGTAATCTATTGTAATGGTGGTGAGCGCCTGTTAAATGTTGTTCAAAGTCATATGGTTTGTTGTGTTGTAAATAATAAGACCAATTCATATCACGGACATCTTTACTGATTACCAATGTATTGTGTTTGTATTTTTTTATATCGGAAACATAAATCGTTTGGTCAGTTTGAATAACCTCTGCTTTGTAATCTAAACTATATTTTTCGGTATGGTGAATTGGAACAATATATTGCTCGTCTTGAAAATCAACATAATAACAACTAACACGATTCTCTTGTGGATGTGCTTTAACATCAGAATAGATTTGCAATAATACAAATGGTTTTGTCTGTATGTGTTGTTTGAGTTGATTAAATAGTGTATGTGTATTTACTATAATCATTATAACCTTTATTATAAATAGTATTTATTTATGTGAAAATGTAATGTTTTTATTTACTGATAGTTGCTCCAGTTGATGTTTGGCCACCACGATTAATTCCTGTTGCGCTGTTTGTGTTACCTGTGACAGCGTTAACTGTTTTAGTATTTTCTTTCTTTGCGTCTGAAGTAAAACTATTTTTTATTTCTGTGAGTTCGGAAATTTCACCTTCTAAGAGAGCTATTCTATCTTTAAGTTGTAGCTTTGCTTTCTCTTTCATATCATCCTTTGCGTTACCTTGAATAACTTTACTAAGTGTTTCGACTCCAGGTTTGTCACCTAAGAGTTCCGTTACAACTGTCCACCACACCGCAAGAGTCTGCAGAACAGTCTCTACTCCCTCATCAATACTACTAAAGTTACTATCGTCATCTCGTAATCTAAGTTCATTTTCTAATTTAGTTTTCTCTTTTGTTTTTTCATCAAGTATAGCTTGAATGTTTTCAATTGCACTCGTTAGTAAAAATTCTTCGTTCGTTAAAAGAGTATATATATCTCGTTGGACTAGCTTACCATTCTTTTTAAGGAAAGTCGTCATATCTAATCTCATTTTTGCACCTATTTTGGTCTCCCAACCTGATGTTGATACTGAATGTTCTATTGTGAATACTTGAAGGTAAGTATGTTCTCTATATATTTTTGGTAAGTAATCTACTTTAAACACATCGCCCGGTAATAATCCACTTATCCCATCAATCGTCATACTGATATCAATTGGTATAATTACTTTCCGTTCTCGTATATTTGAATCTGCGTCATCTTCTAATGCAACATTAATAAGATACAACATTCTTGTTTTGAAGTAATTTGAAAAGTTTCCATATCTATCGTAAATACCTATACCATTTACAAACTCAATTCTTTGTTCTTCAATTTTTTCTCTTATCTTTTTAGTATCTTCGTTTATATCTTTTATGTTACCGAAATCAATACCGGAGTCATTATCTAATTCTTGTGTAGAATTACCAAGTATATTGTTTATTTTATCATCTCCATAGCGTTCTTCTTTCACCGGCCCTACTCCACTCATCTTGGGATTATCCCTTGTGGTGTCTACTGGAAATTTAAAGTCTCGAAATACCGGGTCGTCTTTATCAAGGTCGTTTTTCTTTTTCTTTTCAAATTTTGCAGTATTTAGTAACAATGAATATGCCTGTAATGACAAATTAGGTTTATCTTTATTGTTCAGAACACCACCCACGATTGAAGTGTTTGCTCCGTAATTTGCTATTGTGGCTGCTTTTGAACTAATGTTAACTGATAAATCAAAAGATTTTATGATTGAATTTTTTGAATACACTGGAAATACAAATACACCATTTCTGGCTATTGGCATTAGTTTTCCTGTTTCTTTATTTAATACTGGACTATAATTAATAAAATCCTCTCGTTGAGAATGAGATTCTGGGTCTGCTGGTTTATCCATTTGTATACCTTCTTGGTCAACCACCATAATTCTTCCAGTATTTACTTTATCCTCTGCTATTCCAAAGTTCCAAAATTCACCATACTGATTTGATACATCTGTCCAAAAACTTCTCATACCTTGTTGTAGTGAATCCATATTTTCAAAGTGTTGTTTAAACATTGAGATATCAAACACCATATTTCTTATTACTCCTACACCAGCGGGAACAACTGCTCCAGATTTATCTCTCATATTTGGTTCAAAGTATTGAAAGTGTTCATCAATAATGTCGTAAACTTCTCTAATTCTTGCTAACTCGATTCTATTTTTTCTCGTGTAGACTTCTCTTGATAATATCTTTTGTTTTCTACCCTCAATGGTGGAAGTATCTATGCTATCAAATGTTTCTCGAACTTTAGGATGAGTTTTACCTGGTAAAATAATACTATCCAAACCTATTGAATATAAATCGTCTGATAAATGACAAACCGTAGGTGAGACTCCACCTTTACTACTCCCAATGCTTCTAACTTCTTGAAAATTTATTTCATTGTTCTTAGAAGTAATTGTGATGTTAAAGAAACTTGCTAATATGTGGTCTTCGAACCAACCCCAACTCATTAAGTATTTTTTCTGTAATGATTCTGGAACTTCTGCTCCGACTAAACCACCATCAAGGCCAGCATCATCGACGATTAACTTCATAGCTCCATTTTTAAACCAAGTTTTTACCACACCTGGTCTAGGATTGGAGCCTCTCAATCCCTCAGTATAACCATTCATACTAACTGGTCTTTCATCTTTTAATGTTTGGTTAGCCCTGAAAGCTCCAACTCTTCTTACTCCATCAGTCAATGCTGCACCTGCCAAACTTACTCCGCCTCCAATTGCTGTACCTAATGCACCAAAAAAACCAGCTGTTGCCAAAGTTGATGGTGGAAATCCCATTGTGAAAAATGCTCCTACAAGTGCACCAAAACCTGCTCCAGCTGTTCCAGCGGTGGATGCTCCTATCGCTATGGCTTTTTTGTAATTTACTGGCTCAGCAGTTTCTTTTACCGTTAAATATTCGTCAAGAACCTTATCAAGATTTCTCATTACTGATTGATAACTGGCTTCTGTTACTTTTAATTGATTTAATTCTTCAAGAGCTTTTAAATCTGGTCTTGTTTCAAAAGTTCCATCCTCATCTTTTACACCTTCTGCAAGTCTTCTATTGTCTGCAGCTGCTTTTGCTGTTGTTGATAATATTGGTGTTAACCTATTTGGTACTTCATCTCCACTATTTTCTTGGTTTTGAACGGTTTGATTCATAACATTTTGACCTCTTGAATGAAGTGTAATCGTTCCTGTATACCCACCATCAGTTCCTAATTTGTAAGTGTAGTTTGATACGGTTCCAACATTACAATAATAACTACCTGCTCTGGCTATTTGTTTAGTATAAACATCTTGAAATAGTTCCTCAATGTCATCGGTGGTAAGTTCTGCTGCACCAAAGTCTAATTGTTTATCATCCATACCCCATCCAAATTCAATAGCAACGGATTGTCCGTGTCTTAAAAATGTTGGTTCAATTCTGTTTTCAAAATCTACTGGGTCTGGACAAGCAAAATCAATATTTATTTGATTTATATAGAAACTTTGTTGTGTTACGGAAATACCTGTAATACCTGATTCACCTCTGAATGTTTCACTTGCTATGTTATCTTTAGTGATATTTTTATTAAAAGTTAGTGGACGATTTATTTGTGTATTTTTTTCGGTATCGAGATAACCACCAAAACTAATTGGTTTATCTGATAATCCCTCTTCACCTTCTATACCCGGTTTAGATATAGCTGCAGTTACTCTTGCCCAACACGCTCTAAACATTTGTTGTTCTATTGGATTGGATGTATCTATTGGTTCTAATGTGGTTGAATTGAAAAACGGGTCACCTACCCCTACTTGGAGGCGATTAATAGCATCTATTTTTCTGAACAATGCTCGTTGAACTGCAGGATGTATTGGTCTTTCGCCTATCATTACTTATTTATTTTTCTAAATTCTTGTAGTATACTTGTAATGTTTTGTGGGATGCGATATTCTTTACCAGGTATAACATACATAGAACCTCTGTTTTCATTATTTGCTCTTGCGATTATCCACCAAAATTCTATTTTACCATACACTTCAAATGCCAGATTACTAAATGTCTTACCGAATTGTCCACGAATAAATATGTCACTATCTTGTATAGGGATTACGGGATACTCAATACGATTTAAGTATTGTGTTCCGTTTTCATCTTGAAATATTTTTGAATCATCATATCTCATTAGTTGGCTCCTGATTCGGTTGTGGTTGTTGTTTCTGCTGGTTTGGGTGGTGTTCTTCGATTAACAACATTTGCACCAACTTTACCTTCATAATTTTTACCCAACATAGTTGGTGTTTCTTTTCCAATATATTGGAAGTCCAATGATATATCACATATGTGTGGGAACTGTAACTCCTTTTCTAATTCCCAATTAGTATTATCAGGAATCGTTATGTTAACTGATTTGAAAAATCCTGGTGTATTAACAAACATATCACCAATAGTCAAATATATGATTGGTGCTACGGGTCTTGTATTTATATCATTCGGATTTAACAATTTAGTATCTTCGTTATCTGTGAAGAATTGTTTAAATTGTGGTTGTACTAATCCTTTTAGATAATTTACCTTTTCCCATATTGTTTCTATATCACCTTTGTTTAGTGCAACGACTTTTAAATTGAATCCAATTGTTCTATCCATTGTTCCATAAACATAAACTGAATCTGGTCTTCCAATGTAATTTATTGCCGTTGGTGATTGTGATGAGTTGTCTGTGATACCACTTACCAACGCTGGAAAGATTATCCACTTACCATTCACCGCATCTCTTATTCTAAATTTTATGAAATCTTCTGGTAGTTCATTATCATCATCAAATTTTAGCAATTGACTTCTTTTACCACCATAACTAACTTGTAACTTTTTCTTTCTATCTTTACTAAAAAGTGTTACTGCACCTTCACCCGATTTGCCTTTACTCGGGAACCCAATAAGTCCACCGAGAAATCCACCAAGTGAACCATCACCCGTATTAACGTGTCTTTGTTGTGATATATTGTTTGGTAGACTTACGAGTAAAGATAATGGATTATAAATTCTTGTATTTTTACTTGCGTTTTGAGATTGTAGATAAAATTGTTTTAGTGTAAATATTTTTCCTTTTGATGTTCCTAAGAATTTACCGACTCGTTTTGCGTCTTCTAAGGTTCTTTCTGCTTGTAGTGCTATACCACCTCTGAATAAACCACCATCTGCGTTGGTATTACGATATCTTTCACCGATATCCTTTTGAATAAATTGTCCATTATCTGGCTTGAATTTATCGTAATTGGATTCGGCACTACTAATTCTTTCGGTAGATAAATCTTTTCTATCGTAATCTACATTTTCTCCTGTTCCAAGTTGTGAAGTATTGTTCTTAAATTCAGTAGGTGATTTTGTTTTACGATTAGGTGTAAATCCATCTTGATATGTATTATCAATATTATCTACATTTTTAAGATTTGCTAAGTTCGTTTTTAAATCAATTAGTGCCATTTTTCATCCTATTCGTATAATGTTTTTGAACTGTTTGCTGCTGTTGTACTGATTAGTTCGTCCATCTTTTCTTTGTCTTCGTCGAATCCAGCTATTAATATTTTGTTTGTTTGGTCTATTTTATCTTGTACGGTTTCTTGTGCGTCTGCCTGTTCACCACGAGCTATTTTCATTAAGTCGTTGGTTGATACTCCGATTGCTTGAGCTAATGAACGTCTTTCAAGAACATTCATAGCTTGAATATCACCAAGTGAACCTACTTGTGCTTGTAGTTCTTGTGCTAATGCTCCAATTTCATTGTTTAGTGCTAATTGTCTTGCTTTTTCAAGATTAAAAGATTTTCCTGTTATGACTTGTGCTTCAAATTCTGCTGTCAAACTTGATTCAAAATCTAATAATTTATCTGCTGCTCCTAGAACTGCGGACAAGTTAGTTCCAATCTTTGCAGCTTCAATTGCTGCTTGTGCAAATCCATCTGCGCCACCTTTTGCAAATTCAGCAAACTTTTCAGTATTTGCTGCTATATCTTCTATAACTCTACCAGCTGCTACACCTTGTGCTTCTGCTAATTTACCGACATTTCTAACAATTTGTTCACTTTGGTCAACCGATACTCCGAATGTATCCGATAATGACTTTTGGAAAGTAATAATGTCTTTGGATGCTGCACCAAATCTTGTTGCTAAAAATCCAATATCCCTAATGTTATCGGCTTGAACAGCGTTCAACGTTCCGAAAGTATCTATCAATTCTTTTCCAATACCTTCAGCGTCTTGACCAGTTCCTGTTAACATTAATCCAGCTAATGTGGTTTCTTTGGCTAAGTCTTTTGCTTGAGCCATTGAAGTTCCTAATTCTTTTGCCAGATTTCTGACTTTTATCGCTGCACCAGCGATTGCTGCTACCGCTAAAACTATAAGTGCTACTAATGCTCCGATACCTGCTGTCAATGCAGTATTAAATGTAAATGCCGCTGCAGTTCCAGGTCCTTTAATCATAGTGGTTAAACCTTGGAATCCACCTAAAACTTGTTTCTGAATAATCATTCCTAACTCATCTAAATTAAAGAATGATGAAAGTCCTTGACCAACAACTGGTATGGCTTCCACTGTATCTTTTATACTTTCACCTAATTGTTTTGCTTGGTCTGCTGCTTTCTTGGTTATGCCGGCAGCTTGAAGTTCCATATTCATAACTTCCGAAGCCAAGTCTTTGGAATCTTCTTTTATATCGTATTCTGTTTCTACTGTTTCAAGAATATCTTTTCTGAGTTTAAGTTCTGCTTTGGCACTTTCAGCTCCTGATTGAGCTAAAGTTGCAATTTCTTTCTTAGTATCTTTTACAAATTTAACGATTTGTTGAGGCGTCATACCACCAAAAAATGATGATAATTCGTCCTCAGACATAGTTAATACATTTGGTTTTTCTTTTGCCACTGTTATCCTAAGTGATTGTTGTTAAGTATTTAAATGTTTGAAACTAAGCGGAAGCGATAGCTTTTGCTAACTTTTTAGCAAAGTCAGGGTCTTGCTTTCTTTTCTTTTCAATCTTGTCCATCATTTGTTTTTCTATTTTTTGGATATTAACTTTAGTCTGTTTTATGATTGGGTCATTTTTTAAATCACGATGTAATTTTCCAACCAATACTTTACCTAGTATCCTTCCGAGAAATTCTCTGACAAGTTGTTTATTTTCTTTTACAAATTTTCTGTTCATAGTTTTTTCCGAGTGTAATTACTCAATAATAAATATCAAGTTTTAAGATTTTTGGAACGCTGGACGAGCTATTTGTGAATCTTGAGATTTTTTGTATGAGTCCGCTTCTTTCTTTTTAGCTTCTACAAGTTTTCTACCATAGAATTTTCTTAAAGGGACTGGCATATTGTAGAGTTCGTTGTGACTGAACCCATTACCATAATATGCGATGTTGAAGAGTTCTTCGTGTATGGCCGCCCTATTCTCCGGCGGCTGGCCAAAAAAATTCAATCCCGAGTGGGACATCCAACTTATGTTGGTTCCCTGTTTGACTCGTGTAGTCAAACTTCAACTCAATGTCGGGTGTGATAGAATCTGCATACTTTCTGTATGCTCTTGCGTCAAGTGCTAAAAACTCATCATTAACGAAATCACTAATAAACTTTCTATCTGTATTTTCATCAACTGATATAATTGATTGTTTTATACGAGTAGATAAGTTTTGAGATACTCCTGTTAGTTTTTCAACCTTTGCATAATCTTTCAATGTTTCTCTTATTTCTTCTTCATCTTTATGAGTTAATAATTTAAATTCAATTACTCGTTTAGAATTTGGTGTTTCAAATAAAAATTTATTTCCATTTTCATATACTGTTTCATCTATTTTTTTATTATTTAGTGTTGTTAAATCTACACTATGTTCTACTCTTTCACGAGTATCTGGGTCAAGTAATGTTATATCATAAGCTTTACCATACCCTAAGACACGAGTTCCAACCATTAGTGCATTCTTATCACCAACTAACATATCGTTTAATTTAACTTTTGGATTAGCAATTATACTTTCTAAAAGTTTGTCAATTACTACACCTTGATTAATTAGATTTGTGGAAGTTAAGATATCTTCCTCTTTTGCTGTCATATATTTGACATCTATTGTTCCACTACGCAAAGGACTATCTTCAGGATATAATAAACCCTGTGATGGTAAAGATAGAACCTCAGTAGGAAATCCATACTGATTTTCAGCCATTTTTACTCCTTGATTATTTAAGATTAATAACTTATTATTTTTTCATTATCTTTTCAGCACCTGCGATACCGAAAGAACCTAATGTTACGAATACAAACGAATTGTATACCATATCATTTATAACTAAATCTTGACCCCATATTCCTGTAGCTAAATCAACAATCGCAAATAAGGTCATAACTGCGAATGAAGCAAATCCTATTACTGCTTTTTCGTTAACATCGTTGTTGTCTTTAAACATAGCCCACATAATTTTTCTCCTTTAGAATTGTAGTATTGCGTAGTCGTATTGAAGTGTTAATGATACTTCTGCTACTGTGTTTGCAGAATAATCCATATCACTAAAATCTGCTGTTTGAATAAATGCACCCTTTAATGTCCATTCTTCTACTTTGTCACCAACTGGTCCTAATACATTGAAAGTAATATCTTTCTTATACATATCAGAATATCCGTCACGACCTGTTACTGATTCGTGATGTAATCTTACCCACTCCATAACCGATTGTGCTCCTGATGGAACGATTGGGTCATACAATGTTACTGTAATTGGTTGCCAAGCTGCTTTACCTTTCACATATCTCTTGACATTAATATGGTCAAGTGTGATAGTTTCAAAAGTTATTGAAGGTCTTGCCATTGTTTTAACTAAATATGCTGGTATTCCGTCAATTTCCATAACGAAACGATTTGCCACTTTTGGTTCAAACGGCGTAAAAAATATATCATTTGGGTCGAGTAATTCAGCCACTTTTCTTCTCCTATAAAGAGTTTATTCTTAATACAATAATAAATATAAGAAACTTGAAAAAAGTGAATCTTTAATATGATATAGTTTTAGAAGTTTTATTGAAGTTTTTTAAAATAAAGCTTGACATTGGCAATGGAATATAGTATATTATATTGTAATGATTAATGAAAGGACAAACTAATTATGGATATGGCAACATTTGCTATGGGTTGTATGAGTTATGAGAACCAAAGAAATCAAGGTAATCTACCTGAACACGACCAAGAATTCCAAGCCGAAACTGGCATTGGACCAGTCTACAATATGGGTAGACCACAAACAAGACAAGAACAAAGAGAAGCTCTTGAAGAAGACGGAAGAATGACCCACGACGAAATAGAAGAGTGGTTAGATTCTTTAGAAATGTAAAGAAAAAGCTTGACATTAATGAAAAGATTTACTATATTATAGTGTAATGATAATTGATAAAGGAAACAAAATGATTGAAAATAATGAAATAATTACAACTGATACCGAGGGTATTTATATGAGAGATTTTGCTGATACACAAGTTCCGAGAGCTTTTGGTTATGACAATAGGACATTTACTATGAATGTCTATCAATATGCACATAATCCTATGGAATTGTATGAAGCTAATCAAGAACAACCGGCTTTTGTCTTAAATGACTACTTGGCTCCTGATAACGAACAAGCTTTGTGGAAAGGTATTCCGATGAGATTAAGGTGGAATCCTGTGGTTAGGGCTATGATGATAACTGGCAATTTTAGAATTAAGTATAGGGGTTGTAGTAAAACACATTACGGCTATAATAGAGCTCAAGGTTATTGTTTGGCTGAATACGCTGATACATTTACTATCTATCCTAAGTAATTAGATTCGTGGGTTGCCGATGACTACGATAATTTGGAATCGGTTTAGTGGGTTGTGAGTGACTACTTATTTGGAACTCTCAATATTTTTTTCCTTCTTTATCATACACAAAAAACCCCCAATTTCTTGGGGGTTTTTCTTATTCTTCTCTAATTAAGAGTTCAATTATTCAGGGAATGATGCGCCTGAAGGTTGTACTACAAAATCTAAGACTATGAATTCAGCTGTTCTGGTTGGTTGTATGAATATCTGACCAACTAATTGGTTTCTATCCACAACATCTGGAGTGTTATTACTTTCGTCCATTACCACCCTAAACGCTGTCAGTCCGGCATTTGCTTGAACTTGTTCCATATATGGATTTACAATATTCAAGAAACGACTTCTTGTTTGACTTGTGTTTTGTTCAAATACTAAGAATCTTGAAGATGATGCGATGAACTTTCTCAAGTTAATCAATAATCTTCTTACGTTGATTCTATCTAAAGCACTTGGTTTAGCTTGTAGTGTCTTTTGTCCAAACACGACCACACCTTGACCTGGGAAAGTTGCGATAGGATTAATACGATTTTCGTACAAATCATCTCTTTCTAAGTTGGTTAGTCTTGTTTGTGCTTCTAACACTTCTGTTAATCCACCACGATTTAGACCTGCTGGTGCGAACCATTCTTGTCCTATTCTATCAGAATTTGAAAATACTCCCGGTAGAACTACTGAAGGTGGAACCCACGTTGGTTTACCTTTAACACTATCCAAGATTTTTATCCAAGGATAATATGTTCCAACGTAGTTTGAATCAAGAGCTTTAACATCGTCTTTTGCTCCTTGAATTGTTCTTCCATAAGATGAACCATCCAAGATAAAGAAACAATCTGCTCTATCTTCTACTTTATCAATTGCGTGATTTGTTACACTTGGGTGCAATTGGTGTATAACACCTGGAATTGCTAACAAGTTAATATCAAACTCGTCTGGATTAGATACTGCATTGATTCCTCTAACATATGCTAACGAACCTGTTGCTGTTGCTGAACTTAAATCAAACCCTTGTGTATTTCCTGCCACAATGTCTGTTCCTGTTTTTCTTTCAGTTGCTGGATTTGAACCATCAAAACCGCCTTGAAAAGGAACTGCGAACTTTAATTGTCTGTAATCTGAATCTGATAATGATAGATTTTCTGTTCCATTTGAGAATGTTGTTCCCAATATAGAAGCGTCATCGTTACCAAATGCGTCTTCCAAACTCATAGTTACATTGTTACCATTTGCTGCACTTGTTGGTAATGGTTTCAAATAGTTTTGACTATCTTTACTATTGAAATCAAATCCGTAGTAAACATTTTGGTCAAATGTTCCACGATTATTTTTCTGTCCTGCTCCACTTGTTGCTCCAACAAATGAACAAGATGGGAAAGTCATTGCTATTGTACTACCACTAGTAATTCCAAGTGTAGTGTTGTGTGGTTGTAATACTTTATCAAATCCCATAGGAACTAACTCTTCTGAAATACCTGTTAAATTATCATAATTACTAATAAAAATGTATTGTGATTGATTCGGATAATCTCCATTGTGAGTTAACTTACCTTGTGAATCGATTGTTGTATTTTTATCACCAATTGCTCTTGGTAAAAAGTTTACACTATCTTCATCAAAGGTTAGATTTTGGAAGTTTTCTAATACTATTCCATCATCTACGCTAGTTGGGTCATTGATTATTACTTGTAAGTCAAATGTTCCGTAATCTGAACCAGCAACATCAACTGCTCGTTTCACATTAGAAATACCGACTCTATATTTTGAATTCATATTACTTCCGTGTGAACGAGTATTTACTTTAAATAAACTTGTTCTTGCGGAATTAACTTTTTGTGATTGTATGAAAGGTGTAGTTGCTACATTGTAATCAAATGAGAACAATTCATCACTACCACTATTTACAGTCACTACGTCATTTGCGCCTGCTGCATTTTGTGTGTTTTGGAAGTTGGAATATACATAAACTTCGTTGTTTGCGTCTTGTGGGTTTTCACTAAATACTTTTGTAATGTAATCAGCTGAACTTGAATCAAATGATAATGAGTATGTTGTTTTACTACCATTATTATCTGGGTCAAGTGCTAATTGGAATGCGCTTGATGAAGGTATTCCCATTACGATTGAAGCACTTGTAGGCCCTGCTAATTCTGTTGCGTCTGGGTCTGTCGCGCCTCGTGAAGGTTTAAGAACTGCTGCAACTTTGTGTCCAAATGAACCACTAATACCTAATGTGATAGTGTCATTTGCGTATCCACCTAATCCTAAAACACGGACTATTGTTACTGTTCCTGCACTACGAAGATATTGCTTCGCTGTAAAAGGAACATAAAAATCTTGATTTTCTTTACCAAAGATTGTTTCAAACTCACCCATATTACGAACTATTGTTGGAACAAATGCTGGACCCGTTTCTGTTGGGCCTATTAAAGCTGCTCCGATATCACTAATTCCTTGTGGTAAGAATGTTAAATCTTTTTCTCTGGTAAAAACACCAGGACTTACTATTCTTTCGGCCATTATTTTTCTCCTAAATTAAAATTGTATGGTAAGAATAAATATCATACAACTTTGTCAAAAGTCACTTACAAGAGTGATTATTTTATTTCGTTTGGCGTGAATACACCGGTATCAGGATTTAAATTTCCTGCACCATACTTCTCATTTAATGATTGTACAAGAATTTTTTCATTATTCTGTATATCATTAAGTTGAGTTTCTAAACGAAGTTTTTCATTTACGAGTTGTTCCATTCTTTGCTCTGATTGAATACGGGCTATTTCTACTTTACCCAATGATAATTCAAGTTGAGCAAAAGAATTTCTCAAATCTGATAATGAGTTCATCTCTTCTTTTGTGAATTTTATTTCTTTTTTCTTTGCCATTGTAACTCCTTAATATATTATTTAAGTTATATATAAGTATAAAACTATTTGTTCAAACAATCACAATTCTCTTTAATTTCATTGATTTCTTGTTTTAATTCTTTTATTTGTTTTGTGTTTTCTTTAATACTTTCTATTAGTAATGGAACAATCTTTTCATACTTGACACCTAAGTATCCGTTAGCACGAGTTGCTACAATTTCTGGTAAAACTGATTGTATTTCTTGTGCTACGACACCAATGTCTTTTCCTTTATATGTGGATTGTTTACCATTCCATACAAATGTATAACCACCAATCTTTTCCATTTTTTCTAATGGATTTTCAATTGGTTTAATATCATCTTTCAATCCTCTATCAGATGAACCAAATGCTATAACATCACCACTTGTTTCAAGACCTGATGCTGTCATTAGTCCTGTTACATTTATGTAATCAAGTGAACCAGATGTAATATTTGCTTGTTTTATACCTGTTATTGTTCCTAAACTACCACTTAAATGACCTGCGTGATTTAATTTTATTGATGCGTGTGAAGATGTTGCTGCGAAATTTGTTGGAACTGCAGCTTCCAATGTCTTTGTACTACCATCTAATGTTAGATATGCAGTTAACCCACCAGAACCATCATCAGAAGATAATATTACATCTTTATCAGCGTCTTGAGTTCTTAGGTTTAAATGACCTTTATAATTGTCTATGAATGAATCTGTTCCGTTATGGGTTATGTTCATATCATTATCTGCACCAAATAAAACATTTCCATTATCAATTAATTTAATATCATTGGCTATGTGTAGATTGTCTGTTATGTCTACATTTAAGAACGAACCACTTGCACTCGAACTAACACTTCCGATTACCTCTATACTTGTTTTCGGATTTGCTACTCCGACACCTATATTGGCATCTGTTACCACACTTCCGAATGAACCTGTTGATGCTTGTGAACCACTAAGTTGTAGACCTGCCATATTAAATGTTTCAATATTGTTTACATCAAAGTGAATTTCGTTTGCGGTTTCAAAGTCAATCTTGGTTTGTGCGTCCTCTCCAAGTTTTAAATCCTCTGCCAATACTGAAGTGATAGTTGTTTGTGCGGCAGTTATAGCTATATCATTTGCATTTGCAGTTATACCATCTCCACCGACAACATTTAAAGTTCTGTTTGCTGCGATTGTACCACCACCTGTTAATCCTGCTCCGGCTACAACTGATACTGCTGAGTGGTCTATGTGTTCGTTTGCTACGAAATTTGCCAGACTATCGTGGTCAATCGTTGCCTGTGTTGCTGTTAAAATTGTTCCGTGAACACGTGTCGCCTTAATATCTGGCGATTCAATGTTTAAGAAAGAACCACTTGTACTTGCACTTACTGCTCCGATTACCTCTAAGGATTCTGCTGGTGTTAAAGTTCCAATACCTAAATTGGTATTGAACGAACCTGAATCAAATCCTAAGAAACTACCTGCACTTCCACTAATATTACCACTCGCACTGATGTGATTGAATGTTACATTAGCAGTTGTTGCTACATCTTGTCCGATTGCTA